GGCTGATTCATCAGGATAGTCGGTGTGCTTATGCGCCCTGTACCAGCCAGCCTCTATGCCTTCTTCAATTAACCGCTCTATCAGCGGATACATTTTAACTTTCATCCCGATATTTAACCTCATCTTGCATCACTTTGTACAAAGCTGGACGCATATTCTTCTGCTGCGTGTCTAAGATAGCTCTAAGGTGGTATGGATTTAAATCCGCAATTGTCACATGCCTCAAAGGTTCGTCTCCATGTTTACCATAAGTTCCCCACTTAACAACTTTTCTTATCACTTCATGGCTATCGTCTGAGGTGACAGTTAGCATTTCCTCATCACCGTTAGCAGAGCATCTAACGTAGTCGCACCCACCATCTAGCATATACTCTTTGCCGTTAGCGTCTGTATGCGTAACATAGTCGTGACGATGCTTTGATTCTAGTATTGTTCCATCAGGTGTCTTCATTTTACTGCTTAATATAACGCTCATAATTTACCACTCCAACTTCAAGAGACTTTAGCGCTGCCATAAACATTGCCACCAACATGGCCAAGAACATCACCATAAACATTGCCATAGACATCACCTTCAACATCACCGCAAACATCGCCAGCAACATCGCCACCAACATGGCCACAAACATCGCCAGCAACATCGCCACCAACATGGCCACAAACATCGCCATCAACATCGCCATAAACATTGCCACCAACATTGCCATAGACATGGCCACCAACATCGCCAATAATTGAGCAGAGCACTTCTTTTATTACGATATGACCGGTCATGTCTTTAACTATTGTTATGTTTTCTTTTACAAAGTCTAGGATTTCTTTATCTGTTAGTTTCATTAGCTGACACCTTTCTTTGTGGGGACACCATCAGTGTCGGCAGCATCAGTTTCGGGAGGAATAATGTAGCTTGTAACATAGTAATCAAGTAACTCTTCCTCCTCTAGCATCTTTTTGTCTTCTTTCTTCTTACCAAAGATAGCATCCCAATTATCTTCATACTTCTTCTTGTCTGTGGGGCGGGTGGTTGAACCCTTGCCTCCGTGTGTCTGTCCTGTAGCCATCAGCTGTTATCCCCATTCTCAAACACCACTACTTGTGTCAGCTTAGCTAAGTACCACTGAGCCTTCTGTAGGTCTTCTACCTGCTTACCTTTGTAGTCATAACGCCACAGGTACTTCATGCAGTTGCCCTTGAGGTAGCCTTTAAAAGCTACACTAGACATGGACTCTTCTATTGCCTCAATACACTCAATGTTGCCTGTGTTGTAGTGCCTAGGCGCGCCTACCATGTCTTCTTCTTCATAAAAGATTTGTGACTCTAGTTCTTCCTTCGACATTTCTTTTTCTTCTTTATTTACGCGCTCTAGGTTCTCTATGTGCTGCTTCCACCACTCTGTTTCTTTCATTTCTTTGTCAAACTCTTCTTTGGCCTCCCATTCTGCCAGCCATTGTTTCTGGCCTTCGTCAGTTGACAGCAGCTCCTCAACTTCTTTAGGTACAGGCTGATAAGGCTGTGAGGAAACAGAGGATTCCGTGTCAAGGCTCTCTAGGTTCTCTATGTGCTGCTTCCACCACTTTGTTTCTTTCACTTCTTTGTTAATCTCTTCTTGGGCTGCATCAAGATAGACCTTCATCATTGACTCATCTATTGTAGGCTTAGTCACTTCTAATGGCGGGTGTTGCTTTCGTAAGCGATCCCAATCAAACCGTGTTGCGTCATTAATGCTCATCTTCAAAATCCTCTACTAATTCGTTAAACCTATCGTTAATTCTGTCGCTGAACAAGTCTACTAACTCTTCTGAGGTTACTTCTAGTATCTCTATGAGTGTTATCTCGTCTATCAGCTTCATTCTTCCTAGCAAATCATAATATGTGAGAGCCATCTTAGTCTCCGTACTTATCTCTCAAGTAGTTTATACTAACTGGCAGCTCATCGCAACCTCCGTTAGCAACTTCATTCAACATCCAGATACCTGACCAGCTACCGTTAGTCTGTGGTGTTAGGTAATCTTCGTCGTGTTGGTAGTAGATCCCTGCAAACAACCCTAGCATGTTAGTACCGTCTGCTTTACGTGCGTAGGCTATGTCTCTGTCCTGTACGTGGCCCATGATGCAGCTCATATACTTCTTCTGCAACATTAGCTTAGCAGAGCTTACAGGCCGTCCCATAACGCCACTGGTGAAGTAGTGTGCGTAAGCTATTTCGTCAATGATCACAGGCTCTAGGAATGGATAAACTTCCCAGCCAAACTCTTCTAACTGAAAATCCCTGTAGCTGATTAAACCGTCTAGCTTTGGATCAGCGTTAATAGCTCTCTCGATGCGGTTCTCGTGATTACCAAGAGTGAACACCATGCGAGGATTCCAACGCTTGTCTTTGTTACGGATCAGACGCTGTTGCTCTTCCTTGATAGGCTCCATGAATGCTTCCATGCCTGCGATACCAGCGGCGATGTCCTTAGTATAGCGTCTACCTTCAAAGCTGCGTGTGCCTACGTCATAGCTGCTCAGTGAAGGCATGTCCCAGTGGTCGCCAATGTGTATGATAACGTCTGGCTTCTTATCCGCTGCGTATTGACCAGCCCAACGTAGATGCTCAATAGGGTGATCTGGTTTAACCTGTGTGTCTGGTATTACTAGATGCTTAGTCATTATAAGCAACCTCGTCAGTTAAGAACCAAGTGACGCAAGTTCTTTTACAGGCTTTGCAAATACGTGCTTCTCCTTGTGTAGCTACGCCTCTCTTTATTAAATCAGGAAGTCTTCGAGAAAACCTAGCTCTTTGTTGATGTACATCACCACCTCCTATATCAGCTAGTTCCCTGCTAGTTAGGCCTTGGTTGTCTGCTAATACTGAGTAAACAAACTGACTCTGTGCGTTTAATGCACCAGACTCTATCATTTGTCTAGCAGCTTCTCTACTTGTTTCAGGATCAGTGGTTCTCGATAGCATATCTAATTGATTCATTTCTTTCTCCTCTTGCGCTCTACTGCTGTCTTCTCAGCATGGCACTTGTAACACAACACTTGATAGCCTGACGCTTCTAGGAACATTCTGCTTATGTAGGTGTTCCAATCTACGAAGCCGACTTCAGGGTTAACTACTGGATCTATATGATCAACTGCTGCGTTGTTACGTTTACGAGTTCGTCCTTCTAGCGGTGGTAGTGTGGCTGGCCCAATCTTATTACAGTTAGCACATTGGTATTTACCACGTTCTACCCAAGCTGTCTTCTTAGCATCGTGCTTAACGCCCCATTTACCGTGAGCGCCTCGCAGTGCTGAGATGATGAAGGACTTAAACCTCGCCTCTGTCCATCTACCATTATTCCTCACCTTTAAAGCTCCATATCTCGCCATCGTAGCGTCTAAGCCAGAGCATCCTACCATTCTCTATCACTCTGTCTTCGTCTCCGTCATACATCTCTACGCACTTGCTGTAGTAGTCCTGCTCAGTAACACAGTCCTCTAGCAGCTTAGCTGACTTCTTCTCACCGATGCCATAGATGCCTATGATGTTGTCAATGCGATCACCCATCAGTATCTGGCGGTAGAAGAACAGCATACCTTCTTCTGGTGTGACGTAGTATCGCTTCTTCTTTACAAAGTTATAGTGCCATCCTGGAATCTGATCAAAGTCTTTATCCAGAGAAACCATAATAGTTTTGTCACCGTGCTTCGTTCCTGCAATGGCGATAGCATCATCTGCTTCTTCGCCTTCGGTGACAACAGCAGCCCAGTTGTCGATAAGGTGTTGCCTGAGTAATTGAATGTGTACTGGCTTTTCCTTATCTTTCCTGTTGCCTTTGTAGATGGCGGTAGTGGCATATTCTGTCCTGAAATTGCCACGACCAGTTAGATACAGAACATAGTGTGAGGTTTCCTTATCAGCACTGAGCTGACCTAGGATGTCTTCGATTAAATCGTCCATCTTAGTGATGGCATTGCTCTCAGACTTCTCATTACACGACCAGCCTACACGGTAGACCAGTATGTCTGCATCAATTAAAATCACAAAGCTTCTTCCAAATTGACTTCAGCAACTTCTGCTGCGCCGCCGCTGTATGGAATCAAGTCTGTTACTACTAGCTTTAGCAGTGTAGGGCTGCGTCCTGCTTGTCCTGCTGGCGACTTCCAGTCATAGGTACTGATTACTGCTTTAGCTTTAGAGCCGTTGCCTACTAGGATGCCTTGAATCTCAGCACCGTCTGTGTCGTAGATGCGGATAGGGTGGCTAGACTTACAGGTGATGTAGCTGCCCTGCCCGTCTTTGCTGCGTATGTTCAAGCCTTGCATCTCAAGAGCTTCTACCGCTGCTTTAGACAGTTGAGCTAGGTCTACTTGAAACTTACCTGACATACGGTTCACTTCGTTAAGGTTAGACCACATCATCTCTGCGTTTACTGTTACTGGTTTTGCTTCGTTCATACTATCACCTTTGATTGAAATGTTGCGTTTAC